CCCCAGGAAACATGCAATAGGTCATTAGGACTCGTAGTCCCAATGCCGACGTTGCCCGACCCTAAAACAGTAACTACTGGCGTTGTGTAGTTATCTAACCGCAGCAGAGTCTCACTATTACCAAGAGTAGCCCAATTTGTTGCACCGTCGCTTTTTCCTCCCGCCAAGAGGATAGCGGGAATGGTATCTGTCGGATTGGCTGACCCAATAATGGCCCGCAACTCAAACGCGTTAGCGTCTGTGTCAGAAATGGAAATTAACCGGGACCCCCCAGCCGCACCGCTCGCGGGACCCAGTTTCGCGTAGTTCGCTGAGGGTAATAACGATGTTAAGCCATGTGCGACATCGGGGTCTTGCAACGCGATTTGACCGGCAACGTCTAACTCGTAGACAGGACTCGTAGTCCCAATGCCGAGATAACCGTCATGGGTGAGTCTCATCAACTCATCCAGATCATCCAGTTCGCCCACCGAACTGTGCCCAAAGAAAGCGAGCCCCATGCGGTCTGCATCACCCTCAGTCTGCACTCCAGCAATGCCCGCGCGGCGCCTGCCGGTAGATCCCAAGCGCGAAAAACTGATTCCGCCACCGTATGTGCCAGACCCAGCAATCAGCCCCCCATTATCAATAGCAACAGCGTCACCAGTTGCCACCTGCTCCGAGAGAGAGAAGGATGTGGTAGGCTGGGAGAGAAGGGTTTCAAGAGCGACAATCTGGTCGCCAATGGTGCCGGCGTAGTTGGTTCCTCCTCGCCTAATGGCACAGGTATCACCCGATTGAATAGTGTCCTCTGTGAGTTGTGATATTTTAGTTCCAGATGCCATGGCGGCTTAATTGATAATTTTATTCTGCCGGCAAAGGCTCCAATTCGTTAAGCGAAGCGATCCGCTGGGCGCCAGATGAAATCACCCAGCGCTCTTTGGCCTCAGCAGCCTCTGCGGCATTGGCAACAGCCTGGAGCGCGTAGCTCTCATGAGCACTGTCCAGCGTCTGAGCTAGGCAAGTTTCATAACTGGTGAGCAACGCCTCTGCGGGAGTGGTTGGCAGCGGATCGCCAGGTGGATCGAGGGAAGCTCTGCGCTCGTTTTCCTGATTGACGATGTATCGAGCTGCCTGACCATCTCGCTCAGCGCTCGCTTCAGTTACATTTACAGCAAATGTTGGCATGGTTTTGTATGTTTAAGTTCCAATGGCTGGGGTGCCCGCGTTATTCCAAAGAATGCCAGGACCAGGATTGCTGGTTGGTAGGTTTTTAATATGGACATCCCTGCCGCTTCCGGTCCCTGCCGCCTCTGTCCCGATCACTAACGCGTTAGTGTCCCAACGCATCCCACCACGCTCGAAATTTGAGGCATTCGCGTATGTATTGTATAACGAGAAACTCTGGGGGTTAACGCCATTATACATGCCTAGGTGGTTGGGGGCTATGTGGCGAAGGTAGGTTTGAAAGGACGATAAGCCATTAGATCCCCAGCTAATTGCGCCGCCACTGGTTATTCCCAATCCCTTGAAGGAAGATCTATAAAAAGCCGCTACTTGTTCCGTGTTAATACGGAATCGCATATATGAAGCATTGCCATATATGCCATAGTGCGTATTCAGCACTAATTGATCTGAAGAGGCTGTCCCAGGACTAGGAGTGCAAGCTAATTGCGTTGATACAACAGTCCCACTGCTAACAATGTCCCCCACCTCCTTGCCAGTAGCCCCTAAATCGTAGCCTGCTGTGGTGGGTTGCAGGGTTGTTCCATTTTCCTCCCAGTTGGTTAGACCACCTGCCTCTGGGCTATATTGATCTTTAAGGATATCACGCAGGGTCGCTGAAATAGGCACGTAATGCTCTGCCCCGGTAGAATCAAACCACGGCATTCGGTCTGCCGTAGTAACATTCGAGTTTAGCGTGAAAGTTTCAGATAAATTGCCCATCTTAGTAAATTGGTTTCCCTTCGTAATCCACCAGCGGCTCGCCCTCGTAGTCTGTTATTTGCCCCACCCTAGTTAGTGAAAAAGTGGTTTGCTCCCCGTCTGTCTTTTTATCCCTAATTTGATGGGTCCACCCATCAACGCGCAAATAGTCCCCTTCACCAAAGCCAGAAACTTCGCTAGCTATGCAAGTCACTTGGAAACTGGAAACCCGCTGAGAGACACGCTCCCCTTCCAAGTCCAATTGTCCCCGCTCAAAATGCCCCCTTGTCTCAGTAGCATCCCCGCCGGCCTTAGGAATAAGGCCGACGGGGACGGAAAATACGCCCTTAACGAATGTGGTTAGGGGCTCGTCCACCTAATCGTCAGACCCAGTCGATTTCTTTGCGACTGGTTTTGCTTTAGGTTTCGCCGGTAGCTTCGGAGACTCATCGGTGACTGCAAACCGATTTGAGCTTAGGAGTCTCTGCGCCAAGTCATACGACCATTCGCGAATATCGCCGGCAGGAACTACATTCCCCTCAACGCTCGCATTTGCCAAGCACTTCAGCCTAATCGATTCTTTAGCCATCGTTAAGTTCCCTGCTGAGATTAAGCAATGATGCCGGTGATGGTCGCCCACTGAGCGGCCTGCGAGACCTTACAATCAAGGTCTTGGAACACGCGCAGAACCACTCCACCAGTAGCAACTTTGGTTGCCGTGTCGCGATTCAGCTCAACGCCACCCCACATGCCCACATAGAGACTGCGAGGGTTCCCGTAAACGACAACGCTCTCATCAGTGCCCACACCAAGGTTGTCTGGGAGGGTGTTGGTGCAGTAGATCGGGAAAGCGTCAGTGTCGATCCGGTTAGGCGCACCACGACGAGCGATGAAAATACCTGAACCGGCATCAGCCTTCTGCTTCAGGATGTGTGCTTCTGCTGCGTAACTGGTGAATCCAACCGCAGACCCCACATCCGCATTGGCAGAGGCAAGCAGTCCGCGAGCATCGAGCAGGTCATCACGAGAAATCACGTTAGCCGTGACTGCGGTCGTTCCGATTCCAGAGGCGTTTCGGATACCCTCTGGCGTGGCACCAGAACCAGAGCCATTGAACAAGGTGTTCTCGATCTCGATGCCCAACCCTCGGCGCAGACTGTTGGTCAAGAGCGTCTCGATTTGAGGAGTCGATTGCTTGGCCGCTTTGCGAGTAAACGGGATGCGGGCCGCCACCGTGGTGTAGTTGAGCGACACCTTATCCATGGTGTAATCTCCTTCGGTAGGCTCAGTATCCTCCGTAATCCAGTAGAAGGCCGGGTTGGTCAATTCGCGAGGAATCTCAACATCACCAACAAGACCACCTAACATCGTGACCCCTTGCTGGAGTAGGACGGTGGACTCTCGCAAGGACTCAATGAACATGCCATCGAGCAACTCGGTATCGACAATATCAGCAACCTCGCTGTTTCCGACACCGACACCCAAAAGTGCGCGAGTTGCGTCGTTGGGTTGGTAACCACGCATGAGAACGTCGAGTGGAATTGCGATGTTATCGCTTTGCCGACCGTGCCGTTCTTTGATTGCGTCAGAAACCTCCAGCTCGTAGCCCGCGCATTTGGTGAGATCACCCTTGATCAAACCATCGACCACGTTGCGCAAAGAGTAGCGCTGCGATTCCTTCTTGCCGGCGCCGAGCGCTTCCTGGGTGACGTTGCCAGACGAGTTCCGAGCCGTATCCAGGACATGATTCTGGAAGTCACTGAGTACTGCACTCGGATCTTCGTTGTCCAGTCGCTCAAGGTAACTGTCAGCATCCGCGCCCCATTTCTGCGAGATTTTCTGGATGTTGCGTTCTGCACTCCGAATTTGCGCGAAGCGAGCACGCTCCTCGTTCCGAATTGCCGTTTCATTGACCACTTCGACACCACTACGGGCGGAGTCGGTGGCGTTTTCAGTAGGTTCTGCCATTTCGTTTTTCGTTTTGGGTTCGTTGGCCTCACTCGACCTATTTGCCGACCTGGCCAAAAGTTCTTGTCGATATTCAACCTCGCCGGCTGAACGACCCATCCCCACCTGCGAATCGGCAGGGACACTTACAAAGCTTGCTTCCTTGGGTTCCCAGTCATCTACCAACCAGGTGTCACCAGCATCTCCCCTCTCATCCATGCGTTCGTTGTGGATGCGGTAGCCCACGCTCACATTGCGGATGATGCCGGCATCGACATCAGCCTTGATCTCTTGCGCCCGTGCGGAATTGCCAAACTCAACTTCGACATGGACCTTTCCGTCCTGGTTCTCCGCAGTCCGAATGCGCCCGATCTGGACATTGTGGTCGTGACCCCAAAGCAGGGGTGCGTTTCCACTCCGCACCCAGTCCATTCGGACCTGATCACCCTCGTGGCTGAGAATTTCGCGAACTCCTGGCCAAACCTCGACAGGAGCGTCAGAGGTCAACGGGAAGCGATAGGTATCCGCAGGTGTATCTTCTGAAGTGGTTTCTGCGCGGATACGTTCGATCGGCGCTACAGTTGCGCGAGTGAGAAGGGCGGGCCTATCCATGCCCAAACTATAGGAAGCTCTTTACTCCTCCTGCTGGAGCGTTGGGTTGGCAAAAATCCTGGTCGTTTTATCCTCGGCTTTCTCCAGGACATTCTCGTGTTCTTTCAGCCATTTCTTCACGCTACCCCCATCCCTCCATGGGGAATCCTCATACCCGCGTTTCCATTCGATCAGTTCCTCCGTATGTTTCCGCACCTCCGCCAGATCCCTGTCGAACTTCTGCGATGCCACCGCATTATTGACCACCAGATCGTAAATCCTCTCACCCCCGTGGTGGTGGACATTGTTCACCGCATCATTTATCTGCCGAGTATTTCGGTGCCCCAGGAATGAGAAAACCGCAGTCACACAAATGCCGCAGAATCCCATGAATGACCCTATAATAGCGACGATATGCTCAGCACTCATCCATTCGGTGGTACCGCCACCCGTGCCTTCAAATAGGAACGACCTCCCGTGTAGGATGCGGTTGTAACAGTGTTCCCGATAATTGCTGCGACGAGAAGCTCTGGGTCAATGTTAATCCCCCATTGACCCAGGACACCCCCAAACACCCCGATCAGGAGATTGGCCAAAGAGGAAAAAAGGAGAGCTTTCCATTCGGAAGTCGCCTCTCCTTTACTCGGTAGTTGAGTCGGTTGATTCATCAGTCAGTTGTTGAAGTACAAGATTCTTCGATTCCACCACAGCTTTGAATTCTTCGCGTTCTTCGAGGATATCCTCCCAATCTTCCCCTAGCGTCTCCTCGATGATGCGGGGTTCAGATGTCAGGTTATTGGCCAATGCCGTCTCGTTTGCTGCCGCTTCCTTCTGCGGATCGATCCAGTGCCACCCCCTCCCCTGGAACTTGTAGCACTCCTCCTCAAGCAATCCCCTCACCTTGTTCTCATCCAGTGCGGGGGAATCTGGATTGATCATCTGCACGTCAAGCCATGCGAGGAAATCCGGTTCCTCATGGTGTTCGACGTAAAACCGTTGCAGTCCTCGCCAGATGGTCCTCATCGTTAGTTCCATCTGCCTGAGTGACGAGTAGTTCACGTCACTCAGGTTGTTTGCCATGACGTTGTAGTCCGCACCCATCGCGGAGGCAATCCCGCGCACCATGACCTTATGGAATTCTTCAAGGTTGTTTGGGGGGTAACCGGGATCGAAGGAGTCCACTCCCTTGATTCCCTCTGGCAGTAGCTCCATAGTCCCCGGTTCAAGCTCTTGCTTAATCTCTCCGCTTATATCCATGCCCGGGATATTCGCGGGATCGAAATCCTCAGAGGGGATGTAAAAGGCCATCTTGGATGCTGCGACTCGCGCACCGGTCACGAGTGCTTCTTCGTATTTGTCAAGCTGACGAGCCCGCACCCCCACCGGAGCTAGCGAAGAAACTCCTCGGACCTGACCAGGTCGCTCAACGAAATACGAGTGCTCGACCTGGTCGGCAGGAATGCGTTCGTAATCGTCAGGACGATGCGAGGTATGCTCAAAGAAAGCCGCGTTTCGATGACGCTTGAGGAAATGGTAGGCGACCGGACGATTGTCGTTATCAACCTCGACACCCATCTTGATGACATTTTCGCTGCTCCTCACCTTCTCGTTCAGCCGCCAATCGAGCAAACTGGGATCAATGAATTTCTTAGCATACCTGAACTTATTGACGCGAGTGCCCTTGACCTTCACGCAGATCACTTCGCCATCCACGATCAGTCGGCGAATCCAAAAGTTCCCGATATCGACTCGAGACATGCGCCCATCCATCGTGGGTGAATTTTTCAGCTTGCCGGCATTTCGCCAAAGCATCTGCACCCGATCGTTAAAGGTCTTGTCTTTCCGACCACTCGCATTGATTTTGCGGTTACATCGGAACTTAAAACCCGTCGAGCCGATGATATTAGCCTGCAACAGGCGCAAATGTTGTCCCACATAGGCATCATTCCGCTCAAGATCCCGCACCCGTGCCAGCATCTTTTCCAGGTTACCGTAGATGGCATTATTGGCTGAGACATCCTGCACATCCCAACCCAACCAATCACTGGACCCACCAAGGGTGTAGTGCCGTCGCCCAGGTTTAGTCCGGTGGATGGTGCCCGTCTTGTAGTCGTAGTAATGCCGCCGGCTCATTGAAACTTCACTCCTATTTGCTTCCACCCACCTTGCCTGCCGTAGCCCAGGTGCCCTTTCGTTTGGTCCAATTGACGTTTGAGCCATGCTCGATGAGCGTGCAGCTCCGGTAATCGCCGAAACTCAACTTCCCGGGTGCCAACGGTCGTTGAGAACGAGTATTTGAGCACACCTTCTTTATCAGTGACTGCGGCCCGAATCGCGGCATCTACCGCAGCGATATCGGTCTGGAGTTGGGTGATTTGAGCAGGGGTCGTGTAGGAATCCGAGAAAACCTTTATCCTCCCTGTTGCTGCCGTAATCAGATCACTGCCTTTGCTGACCTTTACTGCCCACCTGTAACCACCAAGATCGTAACTGCTGGTCCCCGCACCGGTTGCTGAAAACGTCCAGACATCACCATCTGCGACTCCAACGATCAATGGTGTTGCGCTCCCCTCTTCTGGCGATAGCGCCAGGGTTGCGCTCCATCCATCGGATGGGAGATAATCGGGCAAGGATAATTCCCAATCAAACGAATCTCCCGCATAGATGTATTCGGGAATTGGGGTAGCAGTCGCCATGCCCCAACTATAGAAAGCTCTTTACCAGGTCTTACCCATCCACGTTTTTCGACGAGGAAGAGTCGGTTTTCGACTCTTCGATGCAGGTTTTTTGGGTTTTTCCGTTGGTTTTCGCGCTTTAGGCAGGGAATACACCGAAACCGGCATGAGTCGCAATGCAGCCTTTGCGTAGACTCGACAGTCCAAGAAATGATTTTCACGCTGAGTGACCTTACCCGTCACAGGGTCCTCATCGCTGCGGACAGACCACTTTTGGGTCGGGCGCCCCTGCCGATATGAGATGACCAGTTCTTCCGATGTTAACTCGCGGAAATAGTCCAGGTCATAGTCCATGGGGAAATGACATTTCCCGGGACCGTCACCGGACTTGCGTAGCTGCGCGTAGATCGCTTCTTTGGCAGTATCTGTCCCGACCATAGCCAGTTTTACGCGTTCTTTCTTCTGGTCGCTCAGGCTCGCCAGAATGGGTTTGCCGGCGACATTGGAACCTTTACACGGGTGCATCCTGGGATGGCGCAGCATGCGTGTGATGCGATAGACCGCATCCTTCCGGTGACCACCTGAATCGATAAGAGCAGCACCGATCGGAAATTCCCTTCCATCTTCGCGATGGTAACGCGAGCCCTTCAGAAACGCCACCACCCCCTTCTGTGTGTCGAGATCCTCTGGGTCGCCCCAAAATATGCGTTTCTCGATGGACCAAGATTCCTCTCCGCGCCCCCAGCCGACAACCTCGGCGATGATACGGTCATCCTGTGTGTCGAGACCTGCCGTGACCCCCCGCACCTCCGGCGGCAGGTTGTCGGGTGTGTAGGGGCGCCTGTGCTCAAGCAGGCGAGCCTCATCGGGGGTGTCCGCAGTCTCCACATAGGTTCGCCCCAAGGACGTGTTGTAGAACACCTTCATGCCCTGCTGCCCAAGTTCTTTTGCTTCCGCAAACGCCAGACAGATTTCCTCCCAGGCAACCCATGGAGAGTATATCTCCCATAGGGAATAAGAACGGATAGCATTCCGACCAGGCCGAGTAGGCACCCACCTCGCTCGACCTCCCATAGCTGAATCCGCAAGCATCCCCATCTTGTGCTCATGCCCGATCCATTCCTTACACCCCTGGCAACGGTATTGCGCCCAGTGATCGGATTCATCGTCCGTTTCGAGATGCTCCCACAGGAGCGGAATCAACTCCTCGCAGTGTGGACAGGGGACATGATACAGCCGACGGTCCCCACGATTGTAGCCCGCCTCAATGCGACTCCGCCCTACGACCGTGGGGGTTCCGCCGGCAAAGAAAAATCGATCGTGGAACGTCGTGCTCCGTTTCCGCAAAATCCCGATCGGATCGCCCTCCTCGCCGGCTGATTCTGGGTATCGATCGGGTTCATCGATCAAGATTCCCTTGATAGGTCGAGATGCCAACGATGCAGGGGAATTGGCACCTGCGAGGGTGAGATGCCCACCCGGGAAGATCTTGTGAAGGAGGGTTGAATTCCGGTCCCGACTCTTCTCGTCCACCAGTCCCTTGAGGACCGGTGTGTCCCTGAACATCGGACTTATTCGATCCTTGGAATAGGCATTCGCCATGTCGATGGTCGGTTGGAGCATCATGATGGGACATGGCGAGAGGTGAACCCTCGCGCCGATCACATTGTTGAGCATCTCGCTGTAACCGACCTGTGCCGACTTCATGAACCATGTCTCCAGGACGCTTGGGTCATCGATAGAATCGTAGATTTCGCGCATGTATGGGGTGCGCTCGATGGAAAACCTGCCTGGCTCAGCGGAGGACTCCGATGACAGGACCCTATACTGGTCCGACCATTCCGAAATGGTTAGGTCAGGTGGAGGCGCAACGCCTGCCCGCACCTGCTTGATGATGTCAACTGCTAGAGACATTCCACCCGCTTTCCATTGCCCTCACAATGATCTGCCCAGTCGAACCGGACGTGATCCGCTGCGCGTAAGGTTTGCTCCTGGAAAATTTGCTGCACCCACCCCCAGGTTTGACCAAGGCTCCAATCACCCTCTTCGTAACCAATCTCATCCCACTGGGGATCATCTGAAACCACAATCATGGGTGAGTCGAACCCTGTGATGCCGTTATAGAGTGATCCCCAGATTGCCAACGCCCCGACCAGGTCAGGTTCGTTTGTGCGCCCTCGCTCGATGGTCTTGATGGGACAGTGCCGCCACATCTCCATGAAATTGTCCGACCATCGTCTGGTCTTGGCATCGACTAGGAGGATTTTACCCTCCTCATGGCGGATAGCGAAATCAGGGTTCCAATACCCCAGACCAACGTAGTTCTCAGGTTCATACTCCCACGCTGAGACATCTGGAGATGCCTCGAAGATCGCCGCAAACCGCGCTTCCCCTCGTGACCGGAATTTCTCTCCCTTGTAATAGGTAGTGATAGGCGAGCAATGACCAGACGAGGTCATCGGTGGCTTGTAAGGCGGAACCCTCGGGATCTTGGATGCGCCGGGCACTGGCACCACCAGCGGCTCACGCTTTGTGTATCTAATTACGGATTTATTCATCGGCTAGTTCCCTTAACGCATCATCGATTCCCTTGAGCATTGCTGCCTGAATCTCGGCAGGAGTCTTCTTGAGAGGGAGAGTCGGTGCCATCTTTGCGGGCAGTGCTCTCATCCTCGTGCGGAAATTCGCGACTAGATCCGCGTAGTGTGTCCGCACCTCTGCCGCATCGACAAGTTCTTCGCGCAGTTGCGCGTTCTTCAGTTCGAGGTTGTCGGCCTTGCCCTTTTCCGAGCGAGCCTTCTCCTCGTGGAAATCAATAACATCTCCACTTGAAACTGAATGCGGCCCATCCTTTGTCCCTCTTGTCCCAATGGTTCGCCTGGTGCGGTTCTCCTCGCCCGACATCTTCATGGCAACGAACCAATCAATCATGTCAGGCACATTGATCGACAGACGAGTGCCAGTCCTCCTATGAGGAGCACCTGCGCCGAGTAGTTTGCGCAGGGTTGGTGGTCCGATATTGAACAGAACCTGCACCTCCGCACCGGAAGCATCGAGCGGCTTAAACTCCTTCCAGACTATTGTCCCCATAGGCTATTTTTCCCCAAATCCAGGCTCGATACCGCCTTCACCCTTTGGTAGCGCAGGCTCAAGCTCAGCGAGTGCAATTTCCTCGCCCACACGGATGGCTTCCAGGCCAATCCTCAGTGCAGCTTCCTTGATGGCATCGTCGTCAGTGACACAGCTCGACAGGAGTAGCGCGAGCCCGGTTAGGAGTAGTTTTGGTAGTTTCATTCAGCAGCGGAAGGTTTGAGCTTTTCGACAAAGGCAGTGAGTGCCAGGAGCGTTGGCGCAATGACGAGTCCCATCGACTTCTGAAGCTCATCGATATCGATATTCTCTGCGAGTGCGTAGAGAGGGCCGACAAGAATGATGCATTGCAGAATGTAGACAGGCCAGGACATTTGGACACCAGCCCGGGTCATTTTCAGGTCTGTTTTCATGATGGAATCTTCCCGTAATCAACTGCGCTGAAATGCATCGCATCTTTCCGTATGCTTGCAGCAATGTTTCGCAGGCAGCATTGCTCAGCGATCTCTATAGCCTCCGCCGGCATTTTCGCCCAGCCGGTGCTATTGGTCCGATCTCGTCGCCAGGGAGTTGACAACCCATTCCGCGAAGGATCGATGTCAATAGCGATCCCAAAAGCATGGTCACTCCAAGCAGAACCGCCACGAATAGAACGATGGTTATAACAACCCCCGTAAAGGTCCAAACCATGGCTGCGAATGCCATCCTCACCAAAATGTTCCAACCACCCCTCAAACATTGCCTGAAACCGCTGAACGACTTTCTCGTGGCAGTAGAGGTAGGAAATGGATTTGTCTCGGTCCCAATCGATTCGGAGGCTGTAAGGAAGGACGCACTTGGCCAAGGGGAATCCTTCCCTCGGTTGTCCATAGACCTCGATCTTTGCTGCGGTCGAATTAGAGGGAAGTTCATCATTCGGGTGGGGCGGATCAATATTGGGCATCACCTGGAAATGATCCTCCAATGCGGTCAAGGTTTCATCTCCCAGGTAACCATCGGGAGAACAGTCAAGTTTCGCCTGTATTGGTTTGAGTCGAGAATTGTAGGTCATGTCGATCTAGTAAAGGTCGGAAGGATCATACATCCCCAGCAACTCCCTCAGAATTAGTTTGTCTTGAGTCGTCAACTCCCCCTTCCGCGAGCCTTCGCCCAATGGCAACACGGGTTCTGGATAACTCGCGCAGTTTGGCAGTGTGCAGAGTAATAACGTCAGGATGCTCACCTTGAGCAGACATGTTGAATAGCTGACGTTGCATGGAATCCTCGCGCTCCATAATTTCGAGCAGCATGTCGAGATCAACACGACGGGCTTTAATTTCGAGGTAGTAGCAGAGGGCATGGGCTAGAGCTTTGAAGGTTGAGAGCATGGGTCATGGTCAAGGTCCCTTCGATCCTTTCAGCTTTATTTTGTCCAGCTTGAGATTGAACAGTCGAGTGAAGTTCTTCTCGAAATCCTCAAGAGTTGGTTGCTCGATCTCAGCCGCGAACAGATCACGTTTTTCGATTTGCTGCACGGGACCATAGGCAAAAACCCGTTTGATGGGTAGGCGTGATTTCCGCGCTCTTGCGCGTTTAGTTCGCCGAAAAATCGCTGTTCCATTGCCCAGGCGAGGAGTGCGGAATGAATGCGGAATCTTATTCCCCTCGTATTTGACGGTCAAGCGCTCGCGTTTACCTCGCTTGTTCACCTGTAACCTGGTTGCCGCAACATTCTCGACCCCAATTGCCAATCGCTTAACCCGTATCGTCGCCACCCGACTGCTCACTGTGGAAGGTATGAGGACCACTTTTTCGTTCACCTTTTTTGCCCGCCCCCGGCGCGGGCGGATGATTTCTCGGAGTTTCTTGCGAGTCCTCGTGCGAGCCTTGCGACCAGTCTGGTTGAGTGCCATCTGCATGACCTTGGGCACGTTCACTCCCGCATCCTCGAACCCCTTGGTCACATCATCAACCACAGCTTTGACTGACAGGGTGGTTGCCATGTTACCTGCGCCTCCCTCCCATGGCACCTGCCTCTCGCCGGCTTCTGATTGGGGTTGATATTGCGTCATCTATAGACATTCCCGATGATATCCGGTGGCACAGTGTCTGTTTGCTCATCCCCCCGATGCGGGATGCCTCAGTGACACTCAGCGTTCCATATCGGGTGGACCTGAATTTCCTCCTGGGTGTTCCGCTGGCGCCCACAACCCGCACCCCCTTCTGGCGGAGGGTGCGGGCAACAACACTCGGTTGGACAAATGACCGGCATCGCGATGGGAGCGCATCAAGTGCCTCGTCCAGGCTCATACCCATTTGCAGGTATACTGCCAGGGTCTGCTCAGCCTTCGCAGCGAGATCACGCCTATCGCTCAAACCGTTCTCCACAAGGACAAATAAACCGATGTTGTCGAAATATGTCAACAAATTGGGAACTATTTCCCAGTGCGGTGTCGATCCCAGAATCTAATTCTGGGATCCCCGCCGTGCCGGTG